TTAAGTCAAGTCATGTGAATAATATGCAGATGACATTGATTAACGGCAGCATTATCAGTCTTAAAGGAGCTGACCGACCAGAGACTATGCGTGGTATAAGTCTGTTTTTCCTTGTTCTCGATGAATATGCTGATATGAAGCCAGAAGTCTGGGAGACAATATTACGTCCTGCATTAACTGATTTGAGAGGGTCTGTTTTATTTATTGGTACACCGATTGGGCGTAATCATTTCTACGAACTCTATCAACAGGCCCAGAAATCGGGTAGTGAAGGTTATAAGGCGTGGCATTATACGAGTTATGATAATCCCCTTCTGGCAAAGGAAGAGATAGATTCAGCCAAGAAGTCGATGTCCAGCTATGCGTTTCGTCAGGAGTTTATGGCGAGTTTTGAGGCTAGGGGCAGCGAGATGTTCAAGGAGGAATGGGTAATTATTGATAAAGAGGAACCCGAAGGGGGCGAATATTATATAGCAATCGACCTTGCGGGGTTTGAAGAGATAGGAAAGGCAAGAACCAAAAACAAGAAACTCGACAATACCGCTATAGCAATCACCAAAGTGGGGGAGTATGGTTGGTGGGTTAAAGACATCATTCATGGCAGATGGACTCTGAACGATACTGCTGTGAAGATATTTCAGGCAGTCAACGACTATAAGCCTATCTCGGTAGGGATAGAGAGAGGCATAGCACGTCAGGCTGTAATTAGCCCTTTAACAGACCTAATGAGGCAATATAATAGCTACTTCAGGATAGAAGAATTAACTCACGGCAATAAATCTAAGACAGATCGGGTAATGTGGGCGTTACAGGGAAGGTTTGAAAACGGTGTAATTAAGCTCAATAAAGGCAGTTGGAGCGAGACTTTTCTTGATGAGCTTTTCCAATTTCCTGATATCCTTACCCATGATGACACGATAGACGCATTGGCTTATATAGACCAACTTCAAACTGTTACCTACCGAGAAGACTTTGAAGTAGACGAACATGAACTATTGGATTCTGTAGCGGGATATTAAGATGGACGATATATTCGACGATAGTATTTATACGGGCGATTCTCTCGAAACGTGGGTTATCGGCAAAGCTGATAAATGGCGGGAGCATTATCAATCAAACTATCAGGAGAAGTTTGAGGAATACTATGATCTGTGGCGCGGTCACTTTAATCCCAAAACAAGAACCAGAGACAGTGAGCGCTCAGAGATAGTAAGTCCTGCCTTACAACAGGCCGTTGAGAGTAGTGTTGCTGAGATTGAGGAAGCTACTTTTGGGCGAGGTGCGTTTTTTACGATTCGCGATGATATAGCCGACCAAGAAACAGATGATGTTTTATATCTACAGAAAAAGCTAAACGAAGACTTCCGTAGGCACAAGATACGCCAGCAAGTCGGTGAGTGCCTTATCAATGCTGCTGTCTATGGAACAGGTATTGCCGAGATAGTAATGGACGTTGATATGGAATTACGTCCTGCTAGTCAGCCAACCGAAGGGAATATGCAAGCTGTCGGTGTAATGGAAACCGAGAGGATGGTTGTCAAATTAAAGCCTATCTTGCCGCAGAACTTTCTAATCGACCCCATTGCCACAAGCATTGATAACGCAATCGGCGTTATTGTCGATGAATATGTCTCCCCCCATTCCATTACAATACTTCAGGAACAAGGCGTTTATCGCGATATTGAAATAGGGTCAGAGTCCTATGGCGATAATAGCCTTGATGCCGATCCCAACCTTTCAGAAGAACCAGGACGCAAGGTAAGACTCACCAAATATTATGGGCTTGTTCCCAGGCATTTGCTTGACAAGGAAGCCAATGAAGACTTTGGGCTTGAGCTTGAAGGTCTTGAAGAGGAAATTGAAGGGGTCATAATTGAAGACGATGCAGAAGATATTATCGACGAAGAGGCTGAAGTAGAGGTAGAGACTCAGCAGGACTATTATGTTGAAGCCTGTGTTGTTATTGCCAATAAGAGCGTTATTCTCAAAGCCCAGGAAAACCCCTATATGATGGGGGATAGGCCGGTTGTTGCGTTTCCGTGGGACGTTGTTCCTGGGAGGTTCTGGGGAAGGGGAGTATGCGAGAAAGGCTATAACTCTCAGAAAGCTCTTGATACGGAGCTAAGGGCAAGAATTGATGCGCTTGCATTAACTAATTCGCCAATGATAGCTATGGATGCTACCCGTATGCCAAGGGGTGCTAAACCCGTAGTTAGGCCAGGGAAGATAATTCTGACCAATGGTGATCCACGCCAAGTATTACAACCGTTTAATTTCGGGCAGGTTAGTCAAATTACTTTTGCCCAGGCTGAGGCTTTGCAGCGGATGGTACAGACCGCTACGGGTGCTATTGATACAGTAGGGATTCCAGGCTCCATCAGTGGAGAGGGTACAGCGGCAGGTATTAGTATGTCGCTCGGTGCGATCATTAAGCGGCATAAGCGCACTCTGATTAACTTTCAGGACAGTTTTCTAATTCCTTTTATCAAGGCGGCTGCGTGTCGGTATATGCAATTTGACCCAGAACACTATCCGGTAAATGACTATGTATTTGAAGTCACTTCAACTTTAGGGATTATCGCTAGAGAATACGAAGTAACCCAGCTTGTGCAATTACTACAGACTATGAGCCAAGATTCCCCTATATATCCGGTTTTAATTCAGTCTATTGTTGATAATATGCAACTACAAAACAGAGAGCAGTTAATCAAGACTATCAATCAGGCTATGCAGCCAGACCCACAGGCACAGGAACAAGCCCAGTTGCAACTCCAGAATCAGGTGGCATTTCAGCAATCACAGACAAGTGCGCTTAATGGTCAGGCTAGTGAGTCTGAGGCTAGAGCGCAGAAGATTGCTACAGAAACCAAGGCAATTCCTATTGAACTTGAGAATGACAGACTTAAAGCTATTGCCACAACCATGCGGGCTGAGGGAGACTTAGACAAAGATTTTGAGCAAAGAGCGCAAATAGCCAAAACATTGATTGACGAGAAAAAGCTAGGTCTTGAAGAAATGAAAATTAGGCTAGAAAATTAATCTATTCGATATTATGATATTGTGAGACAGTGAACAAAGAAGACGAAAAATACGTTGACGCAATGTTTGAGATGTTTCGGACTGAGGGATGGGCGATGTTAATGGATCGTTTGGCTAAGGATGCAATCCCTATAAATTCAGTTCAAGCAACAACAGACAACGAGGATTTGTGGTTCCGTAAAGGCCAGATGAGCACTCTGAACAATGTTATAGGATGGGAAACTCAGGTTGAGGCTATGGTTGACGAAGATGAAAAGGATTTATGGGTTGACGAAGATGAAAAGGATTTATGATTTTCTATGTCCAGACGGGCATGTAGTTGAAAAGTACATAGAGATTGATACTACGATTATTCCCTGTGAAATCTGCAATCAGGAAGCAATTAGAGTAGTATCATTTGCTGGGCCTTGTCTTGATCCCATTAGTGGTGACTTCCCGTCTGCCACTCTAAGGTGGGCAAGGGGTAGACAAGCTAAAATTAAAGCAGAACGAAAGGTAGCCGAAGCGTAGGTCTTTCGTAACAAGGTAGCCGACAGGTCTTGTAAATTCGCGGAGTTAATTATGGCAGCAAAACTTTTGAATAAGGAAACCGAAGATAAAACCGAAACCGCCCCTATTGAGGACATTAACAAGGAAGTCCCTCAACCAGATAAGGTGGAATCTAAATTTGCGGAAAAGTCGCGTGATGAACTGGAAACCATGCTCACGGAGCAGGATTCTATGATAGGGCGGCAAAGCGAAGAAGTACGAGATGCTAGAAAGCAGATCAGCGCATATAAAGAAGCAGATAGTTTTATCCAGGGACAACTCCAGAAGCAAGAGCAAGCAGAGCCAAAAGACGAGTTAGACTATTTTGGAAATCCTGAAGAAGCTATACAGAAGTCTATAGAGAACCACCCATCAGTAAGGGAGAGCAAGGAAGCGTTAAGACGGCTGGAGCAGCAGAACGCGGCCCAGCAGATTCTCGCTCAACACCCTGACATGGTTACGATAGTACAAGACCAGAAGTTTATTGATTGGGTAGCTAATGATTCTGTAAGAATGAGATTGTTCAACGAGGCGAATCAGCATCTTAATATTGAGAGTGCTAATTATATTTTTAATGAATATAAGGCTTCTCACAATGTTACGCCGACACCTCAACGAGAACAGTCTAAACGAACTGAGTCTGTAAGAGCTGCATCAACGGGCAGTACAGCAGGTAGCTCAGAGCCTATTAGCAAAAAGAAGTACAGGGCATCTGATATAAGAAAACTCAAAAAGGAAGACCCAAAGGCGTATGCGGAGAGAGGTGATGAAATACTCCTTGCATACCGAGAGGGTCGTGTTGTTCGTAATTAATTTTTGAGGATTTAAATAATGGCTACTTCAGTATATCCGGCAACGGGTGGCTTTAGTGACACCACGACACAGGCGAATTTTATACCTGAGTTGTGGAGTGATGAAATCAGAGCTGCTTATGAAAAACGTCTGGTAATGGC